TGTATAACGACGGTGTCATTACCGCCTCGGCGATCCCGATCGAGCACGTCAAGGCGCCGACGTACGTCACCGGGCCAAGGTATGACGACACGTTCAACGCGATCCAGATGACCAAGCGGCTGCTCGTTGCCAGCGTCGGACTGGATCCCCAGACCCGCAAGAACCAAGTGATGAAAGAACTGGAGCTGATCTAGATGTGTGGCTGCGGACGTAGAAGCACCGACGCGGTAACCAGCGTCCAGGCGGCGCAGACTGAGGCTGACCGCCGCGCCGCGGCTGACGCCGCGCTGGCGATGCTTGAAGCCGAGGCGGTTAGAACGGCTGAGACATATGCTTCGTCAGCGGCTAACGCCGCGCGAAACGCCAGCTCGTAAGCGGTTTTTTGCTCAATAACTTGGTGTCGATTATTATCCGATCAACAGCGGGCCAGAGCTGTTCTCTAAAGACCTACCTAGTCGCATCCATGAGAGGGTTGTCGGGTGTCTGAGAACATTCTGAGCCTGCCTGAGGACATCACCACCCTCAGCGTAGAGCAGCTAGACCAGTTCGTCACCGCCGCGAGAGCGCGAATCAGCGAGCTGTACGCCAGCGACACGGTCGAGCTCGCCGTGCAGGTCGTCGAGGCCAACGAGATGGAGTCCCTTGCGGACGGCATCGGTCGCGTCAAGCTGGAGAAGATCCGCCGGACCGAGGAAGCCGCGGCTGTCGCAGACAAGCGCGCCAAGGGCAAGGCCGCGCTGGAAGAGGCAGCTGAAGAGCCCGAGGACGCGGCTGAGACGCCGGTCGAGGCGGCCGCGACACCGGCTAAGGGCGGCGCCACGACGCAGCCCCGACCGATGGGCAAGTTCAAGAACCCGTCACTGGCTGACGCGCAGCGCAACGCGCCGCCGGCCGACGCGCCGCGTCCCGAGTCGGTGCTCATCGCGTCGTCGGACATCCCGGGCTTCCAGTCGGGTACCAAGCTTGAGGGTATGGAGGGTCTCGTCGCGGCGATGACCGCTCGTGCCAAGCACCTGCCGATCACCGACAAGGGAGACGCCGCGCCTCGCATCCCGATCGCGTCGCTGATGCGAGAGCACAAGTACATGCTCGGTCTAGACTCGAGTCTCGCCGAGTTCAACGCGGTGATGACCGCGGCGGCCAACCCCGACATCTTGATCGCGGCCGGTGGCTGGTGCTCGCCCTCCGAGATCAGCTACGACTTCTTCAACATCGTCTGTGAGGACGGCGCGCTCGACCTGCCGACGGTCGGTATCAACCGCGGCGGCATCCGCTGGCCCACCTCACCGTCATTCGCGGACGTCGTCCTCGGCGGCGCGCTGTGGACTTGGACCGAGACGCAGGACATCGCGGCCGTCACGGGCACCGGGCAGTCGGGTACCAAGACCTGCGGCCGGGTGCCGTGCCCCGGCTTCAACGAGGCACGTCTCCACTGTGACGGTATCTGTCTCACCGTCGGCAACCTGACCGAGGACGCGTATCCCGAGCTGATCGCCAACCACACCCGCTTGGTGATGGCGTCGCACTTCCACAAGATCAACCGTGCGCGCATCAACGAGGTCCGGGCGCTGTCCGCGTCGTTCACCGTGACCAACGGCTCCGCGGGCGCGGGCGCCGTCGCACCGGTCCTTGGCGCGATGGAGCTGCAGGCGATTGACTACCGTGACCGCTACTCGATGTGCCAAGACGCGGTCCTTGAGGTCATCGCTCCCCGCTGGCTGCGCGGCGTGCTGCGTTCCGACCTGCGCAAGCGCATGGGTGCCGGTACGGACATGCTGTCCGCGTCCGACGCGTACCTGATGAGCCTGTTCGACGCGATCAACGTCCGGATCCAGTGGGTCAACGACTACCAGGTCCGTACCACCGGCTTCCCGGGCGTTCCCGGAACGCTGCCGACCGCGTGGCCGACGACCGTCGAGTTCATGATGTTCGCGCCGGGCACCGTCGTGCTCGGTCAGGGCATGCGCTTGGACCTCGGCATCATCCGTGACTCAGTGCTCAACGCCACCAACGACTACACCGCCGAGTGGATGGAAGAGTGCTGGTTGATCTTCAACCCGGGCCACGAGGTACGGCGTCTCACCGTTAACATCTGCCCCGACGGTACGACCGGCGCGGCCGACCTGACCGAGTGCGGCGTCTAATCACTCCCGTCAACCGCGAGCCGGTACTGAAGGGAGTGATAACCGGTGGTTAGCAAGTTTGACTGGGCATCGCCGCCGGTCTTTCAGCCGCATCCGTACCGGCTGCGGGCCGCGGCCGACGGACCGCACCCGTTCACGGGACACCAGAGGCTCGGCATCTTTTACGACGCTGAGTCATGCAACATCCCGCTCGAGGCCACGACGCAGTGTATCACCGGCGTTGGCCTCGGGCCGACCAAGACGCCGAACGCGCTGGCCAACTTCCGCGGCGCGACGCCGTTCGTCGTCTACACGTGGCTAGACTGCGGGCTGGTCGGTATCGGTGAGGCGGAACTTAAGCGTAAGACGCTGCTGGCGCACGAGCGCAACGTCGACACGCGAATCGAAGAGATCTTCTGGACCGGTGGCCTGTACAACACGATGCCACACCTGGCTGAGGACACCGCGGTCACTGAGGTCAGCGGCGGCTCGACCGTCACGCTGCAGACCGCGGCTACCGTCGTCACCGGCACGTTTGACGTCGTCGAAGCCGTCGGTACGCTCGAGGGTCTGATGGGCTCGTGCTACGGCGGCACGCCGTTCCTGCACATGCCGATGAACGTCGTGGCGCACCTGGCGGCCAATCACCTCCTGGAACGCAAGGGCTCGCGGCTCGTTACGCCGGCTGGCTCAATTGTGGTCGGCGCGCCGGGCTACCCGGGAACGTCACCGGCTGGCGTCAACCCGCCGTTTGGCCAAGAGTGGATGTACGCCACCGGCTCGGTCAAGCTGTGGCAGTCGGACGTCGACTGGAAGGCGCGTAGCGCGCGCGAGTTCTTAAACCGCACCAACAACGACACGGTCCTGATCGCGGAGCAGTGGTTCGCGCTTGGTTGGGACTGCTGTCACTACGGTCTACTCGTTAGCACCGGCGGAGTCATCACCGGCACCGCCGCATCACCCACGTAGGAGGAAATGTGGCAGCGTGGTGCGGACCCGCGGTGCAGGGAACTGTTCTGCGACTGGTCAAGCTTGACGCCTGCGGGGCGCCGGTCACCGGCGCGTCCAGCGCGGTCGTCGTCACCAAGGGATACACCTCGATCGCTCCCGAGCCGCAGTACGAGGACGGTGACACGTTCCGGACGAAGACCGCCTCGGGAGAGCTGTGTGTCAACTTCGTCGGACCGAACGTCTACGCCAACTCGAACGTCACCGTAACGATGTGTGTACTTGATCCAGACGCCGGCGTACTGATCACCGGTTCACGGCTCATCCTTACCAACTCGGTAACTGGCTCCGGCAACGCGTACGGCTACAACAACCCGGCGGCGCACTTCTCGCTCGAGACGTGGCAGCCGCTGTCCGGCGCTGGTCGGTGCGATCCCGTAACGGGTCTGCAGCGCTACGTCTACTGGGCGTGGCCGCACGTGTTCAACGCGAAGGTCAACTCGTTCAGCATCGAGAACGGGCCGCTGGAGCTCGCGTTCGAGGCGATGACAACCTACCCGTCTCCGCTGTGGGGTGACGGACCCGGTACCGGCACGTCGTGGCTGCCAGGCGTCATCGACACGACGAACTACATCGACGACTACCTGTGGAATATCACAACCACGCCGCCGCCGAGCCAGCCCGCGATCTGCGGCGCGTTCCTGCTGACGTAAGGGAGGAATTATGCCCTTTGACCTGAGCATGGAGCGGCACTGGGGGTGTCCCAACTGTGACTATACGCGTGTTACGTTCAAGCCGGGAAAGCAGGCGGTTATCCACACGTGTCGCGGGCTCGGCCTGATCGCGCCCCTGGTCGAAGACGGAGTCAAGGCCAAGGTGATCGCCGTCGAGCGTGAGGACTACGTCGGTCGTGACGTCGTACAGACTGACGGCGAGGGCCGGCCGATCATGGCTATCGTCACGGTACGTGAGGACGGAACCGACTGCCGCGTCCTGGCGCCGATCGCTACCGCGTCCGGGAGGTCATAGTGGCTTGGACCGCGTCTAAGATCTTTCGCGCCTTCCTAGCGGACGTCCTCGGAAACGTGGCGGCGTTCGACCTGGACGCCGACGCGCTGCTGGTCGCGCTCTATGACAACGACATCACTCCTGACTCAAACGCGTCGTCAGCCAACACGGCGTACAACGCCGGCCAGTGGACTAGCGCGGGTAACGAGGTCTTCCAGGCGATCCAGTGGCCACAGGGCGGCGTCGCGCTGACGGGCCAGACGCTGAACAGCGCCACGTCCGATGTCGTCTTTCTCGACGCCAATGACACGGCGTCTGGCTCGGCGGCGACGCTGGCGAACGTCTTCGGTTGTGAGGTTTATGACGACACGCTTGCCGCGCCGGTCGCCAACCAGGGCGTCTGCTACAACTACTTCGGCGGCTCGAACGGCGTCACCAACGGTCAGTTCACCGTAGCCTGGCACGCGAACGGCATCCTGCGCTACACGCATACATAGTGAGGTGGTGCCGTGACCGACACCATCTTCACCGGTCAGACCCCGACGGGAAGCGACTTCGACGGCGCCAATCACGGCTGGGGTATGGAGTTTACCGTCTCGGCCGACGCCACGTGCGCCGGCGGACGCGCGTGGGTGCCTACGGGAGGTCGACCGGGCACCTTCTTCTGGCAGCTGTGGCGCATCTCTGACACGACGCTGATCGCTGACTCCAACCTCAACGCCGCTGGACACGGCAGTCCGGGCGCCAACGCGTGGATGTCATTTTCTTCGGCGCTGTTCACCACACCCGGTGACGTCGCGCTTGATCCCGCTGAAGACTACGTCGTCAACGTCTACTTCATCGGTACGGGCGTCTTCGTCGACGACGGCAGCGAGACGTTTCCCGTCGGCTCGGGCGGACTGGTCGTCTCGACCACGGGACGGTTCAACAACGCCGCCGGTCAAGCTGCCATGCCCGCGACGTCATATGAGGCGTACTTCTTCGCGGACGTCAACGTCGAGGCCGCCGGTACGACGGCTAGCGCCGGAAACGCCGCCGGAACGGGGGTAGCCAACGCCGGGGCCGGGCTAGTTCGGGCGTCTACGGGCGTCTCAGACGGCACAGGCTCGGCGCCGACGCCGTCCGTCGCTGTGACGACTACGGCGGGCGTGTCAACCGGGACCGGCGCGGCGCTGGACGCTGACGCGTTCGGCGGCAACGTCGCCAACGCGGACGTCGCAGCGGGAACGGGTACCGCGGGAGCAGCTACAGTAAACGTTACGGTGACGGCGGGCGTCGCTAGCGGTACCGGGCGGGCGCCGCAGCCCTCCGCGGGAGAGGAGGGTGACGTGCATCTCTACAAGTTCGGTCCGTGCGAGCCGTGGGACGCGATCTGGCCGGGAGGTTCGTGCAGTGTCCTACTGGAGACCGGTGCGGCCGCCGTAACCGGTGACGCCGTTCAGGCCGCATCGGAGATCCTATACCAGCTGACCGCGCAGCGCTTCGGGCTGTGCAACGTTAAGCTTCGTCCGTGCCGGCAGAGCTGCAGCTCGACGTTTCCATGGCACACGTGGTGGCAGTACGGCACGTATCCGCAGCCGTACTGGTGGGCCGGAACGTGGTACAACCTGGCCTGTGGGACGTGCCCGAACGACTCCTGCTCATGCGTCGCGCTGGAGGAGACGGTTCTTCCCGGGCCGGTCTACGACGTCACCGAGGTAAAGGTTAACGGAGTCGTACTGGAGAAGAACGTCGACTACCGGATTGACGACTACCGCAAGCTCGTTCGGCTCGGCGGTAACCTGTGGCCGTTCTGCCAGAACATGAACCTGGCAGACACGGAGGTCGACACGTGGTCGGTGTCCGTCGACTACGGTGAGGTTGTTCCGATGCTCGGTCGGCTCGCGGTCGGTGAGCTGGCAAATGAGATCGCTAAGTACCTGCTCTGTCTGGACTGTCAGCTGCCGCAGGGAGTCGTTGACGTCAGCCGGCAGGGCATCTCGATGACGATCGCAAACGTCGCGGACCTGTTTAACACCGGTTTCATCCAGCTGCGCATGTGTGATTTGCTCATCAAGACCGCCAATCCACACCACCTGGACGCACGCTCAACGGTCTACGACCTGGACGGACCGCAGCACCGAGCGTGGGGGACAACACCGTGATTGAGTCTCTAACCGCCGCCGTCATCGTCACCGGCATCGGTATGTGTGTTGTCGAGGAGCTTGAGAACACACCTGAGTCCGGCGGCGTACCGGATAAGATGCGCGTCTGCCTGCTCGTACCTGGAAACATCGCGTGGGACGGCTGTGACTGCGGCCAGTTTGCGCAGACGATCCAGGACGACTACCCGACGCTGATCTTTCCGGCTGACGCCTCAGAGCAGGTGATCGGAGTCGGCGGCTGCAACTCGCGTCCACTGGTCTACACGGTGTTGGCATCGATCATCCGTTGCGTACCGGGAATGACCAATACGACTCCGCCGCGATCACCAACGTGCGACGCGCTGCGGGCCGCCGCGATAATTATGCAGGCCGACGCCTTCGCGCTGCGCCGCGCCGTCGAGTGCTGCCTGACGACGCTACAGGACAGCTACCAGATCGCCAAGTTCAGCGTCGGACGCGCTATGCGCGTCGGTCCCGAGGGAAACTGCGCTGGCGTCGAGTTGACCTACAAGTTCGAGCTGATCTAGGAGGCTTATCGTGTCTTCTGTTCACCACGTTTTCAACGAGGCACAGCTGCAGTTCATGCTCAAGAATCCCGCCGGTGCCGTTGCGAAGGATCTCATCAAGCGCGGTAAGCGCGTCGAGTCACGCGCCAAGCGCAACCTGGCCGGCGTCGGTGGTAAGCCGAAACGCATTGATACCGGACACCTGCGCGCGAGCATCGGCACCAACCTGCTGATGCGTCCGCAGGGACTGGCCGTGCGCGTCGGTACCGGTGTGCACTACGCGCTCTACGTTCACGACGGTACCGGTCTCTACGGACCAAAACACACTCTTATCCGGCCAAGGTTCAGCAAGGTGCTCGTCTTTCGCTCAAAGATCTACGGCGCTAAGAAGGGAAAGCACGCCGGCTTGGTCTTCGCTAAGTACGTTCGCGGTATGAAACCGAACCCGTTCCTGACCGACGCGCTGCCGGCGTTCCGGACCGCCGGGTAGCTCTGTACCTGAGTCACCTCTGGGCGTTGTAGGGTCCAGATCTGACGAAACGGAGAATACGGTGTCCGAAGAGATTATGTTCAAGGACTTCACCAAGAAGCGCGTACCCGTAAAGTTTCAGGTCGACGACGATGTCTTTGAGTGTGTATCGGGATTGACGATCTTTGCGCTGCAAGATGTCATGAAGCTATGGCGGAGCAACGACCTGACACAGGCGATTAAAGACGGTGACGCCGCTAAGGTCATTGAGGTGCTTGAGGGTATCTTCAAGGTCTTTGTGGTGCCCGAGTCGTTCACGCAATTCATGAGACGTCTGGCTGACACGAAGCAACCGATCGACACGCAGCAGCTTCTTGCCATCGTTTCGTGGATCGTTGAGGTGTATACGCGACGCCCTACACAGCCGTCGTCGGACTCATCGGACTCATCTCAGAGCGACGACGGTGGCACGAGTTCTCCGGCTGGTGCGCAGCTCGATCAGTTGATCCCCTCGAGCTAGATCCCGTCCGGTTTCTCGACCTGGTACAACACTGGATCGTTCTTGCGACCGTCGCGGAGGGTGAGATGTCACAGGAGCAGCGTCGCGGCGTCGACCAGCTGCGCGCGCAGCTGCTCGGCCGGCTGACCAGCGGTAGCGAGATGACGCGGGTGGACCAGCTCGCCGCGGAGATCGGCATCCCCGTGCCGGCGTGGTTCAACGTACGTGAGACGACTCTGAGTGATGTCAACCAGATCGGTCTCGAGCTGCGGAGGCCGCGGTGACTAACCCCATCGACGTCGCGTACGTCGACATCGTTGTTCGTGACAGGTCACTGGATAAGCTCGAGAAAGACATCGATAAGAGCTTTGACGAGATCGACAAGAACATCGGTAACGACCTCAAGAGTATCGACGACAAGTTTGACGAGCTGTTCGAGAAGATCGACAAGCGGTTCGTTGACCTCGAGAAGAGCACCGACGCCGTCTTCGAAGAGATCATAGACAGCACGAATCACCTGACGAAGCGCATGGAGACCGAGTTCGACGACGCCGGTCGGTCGATCAGACGCAGCATTAAAAACATCGGTAACGACATCGATAACGTCGGGGAAGACGTCGAGCGCCGCGTGTTCGGTCCGCTGCGTCGTGGCTTTGAAAAGCTTACGGACATCGTCACCGAGACCGGCCGCGCGATCGGGCAGATCGGCTCGGGTCTCGGTGGATTTGTCACGTCAAGTCCGCTGCTTGCGTTGATCCTGGCGCTAGTTCCCGCGATCATCGCGCTGGCGGCCGCGCTGTCGCAGCTCATCGGGCTGGTCGGCATCCTGCCGGCCGGTCTCGGCGTGCTCGTCGCGGCGATCGTTCCCGCGGTGGTCGCGTTTCAGAACTTTGGTGACGCCGTCTCGGCGCTCGCCGAGGGTGACATAGATAAGATCAACGAGGCGCTCAAGAAGCTGTCACCGTCAGCGCGCCTGGTTGCGCGTGAGGTGGCTGGTCTGCTGCCGCTGCTCAAGAAGTTTCAGCGCGGTGTGCAGGAGGCGTTCTTTTCACAGGTGCGCGGCAGCTTTAGCCTACTAGCGAGCGTGCTGCCGCTGATCTCCGACAACTTCAGGCTGATCGCCGCGACGCTTGGCCAGTTCTTTAACCAGCTGGCCAAGTTCGCGACGTCGATCAACGCCGTCAACGCGCTCAACGACGTCTTCAACGCGACCGCTAACATCATCAATAAGCTCAGCGGACCGATCATACGTCTACTGGACGCGATCGCGGTGACAACCAGCGCCGGCCTACCGTTCGTCGACCGGTTGGTCAACGCGCTCGGGCGCGCGCTGGATACCTTCACGGCTTTCATCAACAAGTCGATCGAGAGCGGCGCGTTCAACGAGTTCGTCGAGGACGCCATTCGGACCGTCAAGGAACTCATCGGTCTAACCAAGGCGCTCGGCGGGCTGCTCGGCACGATCTTTGCCGGAACCGAGGAGTCAGGTCACGACTTTATCGTAACGTTGACGGACCTGACGGTGCGGCTCGATGACTTCTTCAAGTCCGCCGACGGACAGCAGGCGTTAAAGGATCTTGTTCTGCTGGTCAAGGCGCTGGGTGTCTCGCTGGGTGCGACGCTGACCGTGTTCTCATTTCTCACCTTCCAGTTCAACAACACGATAAAGCTCGTCAAGCTGATCGGTGAGGGTTTCGTAGATCTCATTGGTGTGATCGGTGACTTCTTCGGGACGGTTCCTGACAAGATGCGCCAGCTTGGCGCGTTTCTAGAGACCATACCGGGAATCATCGGAAGCGCGATCTCGAACGCCGTCGACACCGCGTTTAAGGTCATCGGAACGCAGATCGGTCTGCTGTTGTTCGCGATTCAGGTGCTTCCCGGAAAGATCGTAGACTTCTTTGTGTCACTACCGTCACGCATCGGTGCTGCCCTGACGAGCACGGGACCGACGCTTCTGGACATCTTCAAGCGCGCGCTTGACGACGCGCAGGCGTTCATCGTACAGAAGTTCAACGAGATCGTCGCGTTCATCTTTTCGGTGCCAAACCGCATTGCCGCGCTCGCGCCGCTGTTCCTGCAGGCTGGTAAGAACCTCATCCAGTCGTTCATGAACGGTTTCCGGTCGGTCGGGTCGTTCATCGGAGACGTCGCGGGTGACATCGTCAGCTCAGTCAAGGGATTCCTCAACCGTGCGATCGACAAAATCAACTCAGGCATCAAGACGATCGATGACCTGCTACCCGGTAGCCTGGCGCGGATTCCCCGCCTGGCTTCGGGAGCCGTCATCCGTCACCGGCCCGGCGGCATCCTGGCAAACGTCGGTGAAGGCTCTGAGGATGAGGTTGTCTCTCCAATCTCGACGCTGGAAGACATCATCAAGAAGTTCTTCGGCGGTGACGCGCCGGGAGCTGGGATGACGGTCAACTTCGGACCGGGAGCGATCAGCGTCAGCTTTAACGGTGCGTTGCCGACCGAGGGACAGGCCCGCGCCGCCGGGCGCGCCGTTGGCGACGGCATCGCTGACCAGCTTATGACACGTAACGTTCGCGTTCAGCTAAGGGCGGTCTAGATGGGACAGTACAACCCGCACGCGCCATACATCCTGGGCCAAGAGTGGGTACCGATCCGACACGCGCCTTATGTTCCCGACGGCGTCATCGAACGTGGCTATACGTTCATGATTGACGCAACGACAATTCCGGTGTCGGGCGCATTCTACGTCAACAAGATTCCCGATAACCGGTTAGCCAATGCGTGCGACTTTATCGCGGTTTATCCGTCCGGTCGAGAGATGCTGAGCGGTCCCGTTAAGAAGATTAACATTCCCGCGTCAGCAATCACCGTAAATAACCCTGGATCGATCGATGTCACCGCCGGCGTCAACGCGCTGCTTAATCCTGAAGACACCGAATTTATCATCTTTACCGCGGATACGGGCATCAGCTCACAGTTGCGCGTCAGTTTTGACACCAACACGTACGCCGCAATTTTGCTTGGTAAGCGGATACTCGATGTCCGGATTCGCTACGCGCTGAGCTCATTTAACCTTGGTAACGCTGATAGCTTCTCGTTCGCTATCAAAGACACCGTAAACAGCACCATCACATTTCCACAGGCCACTGAGATGACTAGCATCGATAACATTTCAAAGGTCTCTACCCTGTCGATTAGCGAGATGAACCCATTCTGGGACACGACGGCCATCGCGCGTGGGCAACGGACGATCCTACCGTGGCGATTTCAAGAACTCAATCGCTTTCGGTCAGGAGCCAGTCCGCCGCTTGTCGTCTCTCTGCAAAACAACGCGACTGGATTTGACGTCTTTCTCGGATTTATGGATCTTGAAGTCATATACTGCGAGGAGACTCGGGTTCTCTACGGCGGCTTCAAGACATATGATACCACGATCGCCAACTCACCGGTGCTGCCGATTGAATTCTACAACGCCGGAGCCATAGCTACACGCCTGTACAACCCCGAGACGTTCACACAGGGAAACACTCTGTCAGCGGGTGAATACGTCGTAACGATCTATCACCGAGACATGTCATCACGCTCAATCTACCAGGGTGCACCGCAGATTCACGCTAACCGTGAGTACTACCAGTTGCCGCGTCAGCGGGTTCGCTGGATCCAACAGACGCTTGTTGAAGATGAACAGTTTACGATCGCTCAGCCAGACCCGGTTTTAACACAGATCACGTTGCATACCGCGACGCAGATCGTCACCGGCGTTCACCCGTACGGCACCAGCTTCGGCGCGCCGATCTACGGAGCGCGCATAGCAACACAGAGCATTGAGGACGATCCGGCAGCTGGCGCGTACACGCAGGTACGCTACTACGCGCGGCGCTACGGTAACACGACG